CAGTCCTGCTGCGTATTCTCCGCAAATCCAAAAGCGGGAAGATGCCGGGGCTGGGGGAGGAAGATAAATGACATGGCAGCTTCTTCTGATGGATGCAAACGCCCTAGTTTGCCTGTTAATCATGGTCAGGCTGATGTTTTTCCGGAAAGAAGGAAAGCGTCATCGCCTGAGTGTCGCGGTACTGGCCTATCTGGTCATCCTTGCCGCCGGATTCAATGCCTTCAACATTCTGCTCGGCCACTACGTTCAGGTTAACCTCGGCGATCTGCTGCTTAACTCCGTCATCTGCATGGCGGTGTGGCTGGCGCGCGGGAACCTGGCGAAGGTCGTCATTACGGAATAGCCATGACCAAAGACGATATCTTTAACACCATTCTCGGCAAAGAGGGTGGTTATGTTGATCACCCGAACGATAAGGGCGGACCAACGAACTGGGGAATTACTCAGGCAACTGCCCGCGCGCATGGTTATACCGGTGATATGCGAAACCTTACACGTGAGCAGGCTCTGGCGATCCTTGAGTCTGATTACTGGTATGGCCCGCGCTTTGACCAGGTGGCAGAAGTATCCCCTTCTATTGCCGCCGAACTCTGCGATACCGGTGTGAACATGGGGCCATCGGTGCAGGTTAAATGGTTCCAGCGCTGGCTGAACGTTTTCAATAACCAGCAGCATTTCTATCCGGATCTGATCGCCGACGGGCAAATCGGCCCACGTAGCATCAGCGCGCTAAAGTCCTTTCTGGAGAAACGAGGCGGCGAAGGGGAAATCGTATTGCTTCGCGCACTGAACTGTAGCCAGGGCCAGCGTTATCTTGAGCTGGCAGAACAGCGGCCGGCTAACGAGTCATTCGTTTATGGCTGGATGCGCGAGCGGGTGAGCCTATGACGACACTCAAATCTGTACTGGCGGCAATCGGAGTTGCGATCCTGATGGTGCTTGGTGCGTTTGGTGTGGGCCGTTTTCGCGGGCGTGAACAGGCTGAAGAAAAAGCAGACCGGCAGCGCACAGAAGAAAAGGCCGCAGCCATTGAGTCAGTAGCCGAACGCCGGGTAGAAGCAACGAAAGAGGCCAGCAATGTACAGCAGACTGTTAACCGCATGCCTGATGACGATGTTGATCGCGAGCTGCGGGACAACTGGACCCGTAAGGGTTGAGGTAGTGGACACGGCTTGCGACTGGGTTAAACCCATTTACGGCACAGCGCACGACTGGGATGTACTGGACCGCCAGACGAAGAAAGACATCTTGGCGCATAACAAAGCGTGGCAGGCGAACTGCAAACCTAAATGGGCGCAATGAAATGCGCCCGAACAGCATTATTTTGTGGTGCTGAATAGCTTCATGTACTGATTGATAGGCTTACCTGAGTGAGAGTCTTTCCCCGGCTTGGGCGTAGCAGATAAAACTTCAGAAGCAAGTTTGTTAGATGCCTGATTATCAACGCCAACGATAGCCTCTACGTAGAATTCGTTGCAGGAGTTTCTAAAGCCATATTGCATTTCTTCAATGCTGGCTTTGAGAAGTTTAGTGGCAATTCCCTGCCTTTTAAATTTATCGGCTACGGCATAACCCACGCCAAAACAGGGCTTCCCTTCATATGGATCTGCTGGGACGTATATGGCAACACCTTTAACAATATCTCCCTGAACGAAAGCGTAAGTAATCCTTGGCGTGCCATCCGCATCGTCCATAAGTACCTTCATTTCAGGGTGAACTACACACGGTGAGAGTCTAATCAGGCTATTGGATAAAGCGTGTTGAAAACTATTCAACGAGTCTGTTGGATTGACGAGTTCAGGCATTTTGATTCCTCTGATTATTAGTGTTTGGCGATTTAAAATACATCCTCGCGGATTTTTATACATTGATATTAATGAGTTCTTATTTGGAAATTTGAAGTAGGTTCGTTTTTCTCCATAAATCACATTAAGCGCATCGCACGCGCACATCAAAGAAAGTCTTTCAGCTGTGAGCCTGGGCAAACCGATAACTTTCGGCGGCTTTGCCGTGCGACAGGCTCACGTCTAAAAGGAAAATCTAATGCAGGTCACTATTGATGGTGTCCCGTTTGTGCCTGCCTGCGCTTCAGCGTCACGGATTGGCATTGCCATTACTACCCACAACCGGTCAGACGTTTTAAACCGCGCCATTGAGCAGCACATTAAACATCTGCCCGCCGGGGCGCTGGTGGTGGTTATCGACGACGGCTCTAAGCCTGTCGCAGTAGTACCTGACTGCGTGCAGCTGCTTCGCCATGAAACATCACTCGGCATTGTTGCTTCGAAGAACGCCAGTTTAACCGCGCTGATGGACGCCGGGTGTGAGCATCTATTCCTTTGGGACGATGACGCCTGGCCCATCGCTGATAACTGGCACCTTCCATACATCGAATCACCCGAACCGCACCTGGCTTACCAGTTTCTCGATCTGGCAGGGACGAATAAGCTGAAGGATATGGCGGTCCTGTACCGGGATGATAAGCACATCGCTTACACCGGGCAGCGCGGCGTGATGCTGTATTACCACCGTAGCGCTATCGAGAAGGTTGGCGGTTTCGATCCTGTTTACGGTCGCGGCATGTACGAACACAGCGACCTCGCCCTGCGCATCCATAATGCTGGCCTGACGACGTGGGCTTACGGTGATGTGGTCGGTTCAGAAAAACTGATCCATTCTCTCGATGAGCATGAAGCCGTAGAGCGTTCGGTACCGCGTCCCGACCGACAGGCGCTGGTGGAACGTAACGTGAAGATCCACAACGAACGGCGTGATGCCGGGTTTACTGGTTACGTTGAATACCGCCAGCAGCGCGACGTGGTTATCACAACGCTGCTCACCAGTCAGCCTGACCCGCAGCGCGGCACAAAAATGGCGGCCTCGCCTGACATGCTGAGCAAATGGGTGGCCTCGCTTCGCCAGTGTGGGCGTATAGCGCTGGTGGATGAATTACTGACGGCCCCGGCCGATGTTGAGCTGTATCTCGTACCTGACGTGAAGATGAATGTCTACTTCCGTCGCTGGCTGCACATCTGGCAGCACCTGCGAGAACACCCTGAATACCGGTTCGTCTGGTGTACCGATGGTACCGATGTCGAAATGCTCCGCGCGCCGTGGGAAGAAATGGAAGCCGGAAAGGTGTATGTCGGTTCAGAACCAAAGACCTACGCCGATACCTGGGCAAAGCAGAATCATCCGGAGCGCATCTATCAGGAGTTCATTGAAGAGCATCGCAACGATGTGATGCTAAACGCTGGGCTGCTGGGTGGTACCCGCGCTGATGTTATGGCGTTCGCTCACGGCATCATCCGACTTTACTACCGGATCGAGAGTTATCGTTTCTGGAAGAAAGAACAGGCTGGCGCCGCGGTGGGCGACATGCTGGCGTTCGGCATTGTTGCGAAGTCATTCGCTGACAGGCTGGTCACCGGCCCTCTGGTACATACCGTTTTCAAAACTGATGGCATCGGCAAAGAAAATGCCTGGTGGCGCCATAAATAACAGGAGGTCTTATGATTTCGTATGAGGTTGAGTTCCCGACCCAAAAATCTGTAAGTTTCAAAATTAATGGTTACTCCTCAGCAGAGGGACTGGACTGTAAAACGGTAGAGGCTATTGGCGGTGAAGTCAAAGTACAGCTCGATAAGAAAAACATGTTGACTGTACCTTATCGTGAAGACATTACAGCAGACTTTACTCTTGAAGGTTACAAGCAGCGCGCTGAAACTCACGCGAAAACTGTAATCGATCAGATTGTGAATGCGGCTCAGCACCGAGCCGCTGACGATTTAATTCAGGAAGTTACGAACGCGGTTGCTTCTTCTGAATTATTTTCTCAACTCTCTTAATCGCTTCGTGAGCATCTGGGGCAGATGAAATTTCAGGCGGTGTAACCTCCTTCAGTACATCCATCAGAACGTCCCCAACATTCTGTTTTGGTGACAGCTTGTTAACAGCTTCAATAATCAAAGAAAAAACCAGTTTATTGGTGGCTTTTTCAATCTTTAATTCACGTTGTAAATCTGCAACTGCTTTTTCCAGTTCTGACATGGAACCCATGGGTATTTTCCTTTTCGGAGGTAATCAGCCATCCCCCCGCGACAGAGTGCGCCAGTGTCCAACCACTGACGGGCTGAATGCTTACCTTAACCAGGGTTAAAACGAAGCAACACCCTGATATTCAGACAGTAGCCGCCATTGTGCAGCTTTTTTTATGGAGATTTGCTGGTGGCTGAAGACATTAGGTTTGTTGTGGTTGGTCACCACACCCGGACGGGACAAGCACAACGTCTTGCTGCGCTGCTGGATGCTCATCTGCTGATTGATGACGGTAACCACGGTGCGAACTGGAATCATCGCCGCGCGCTGGAGTGGGCAGCAGAACAAACCTGCCGGGTAGTGGTGCTGGAAGACGACGCGCTACCGGTACCCGGATTCATCAAAAAGGTAACCGACTGGTTAGCGCGCTGCCCAGATGACCTTCTGAGTTTTTACCTCGGAACTGGTCGGCCTCCTCAGTACCAGATGCAAATAGCCGAACGACTAATCATTGCTGATAAAGCTCGATATGAATTCATTTCGTTTCCTCGCCTGATTCATGGTGTGTGCTACAGCGTACCGCCTCATCGCATCAGCCGTGTGCTATCCCGATGGGACAGTGATAAGCCTGCCGATTTTGCAGTGGGTGATGCCTGGGGCGGTTCAGTGGTCTATCCGTGTTACTCGCTGGTGGACCATGCAGATGGTGAACCGGTTGAGCGTCACCCTGACTCAGCGCCACGTACAGAACGCCGTCGGGCGTGGAGGTTAGCCTGATGCCTGCGTTAATACCGAGAGCATGCCGCAAGCGTGGCTGTCCTGGCACAACCACAGACCGCTCAGGCTATTGTCCCCAGCACCTTAACGAAGGCTGGCAGCAGCATCAGCGGGGACAGAGCCGACATCAGCGCGGCTATGGCAGTAAGTGGGACAGGCTGCGCCCAATCGTTCTCGACAGAGATAAACACCTTTGTCAGGAATGCCTGCGAAATGGAAGGTATACACCCGCTGAGACGGTGGACCACATCATCGCCAAAGCAAATGGGGGTACCGATGACCTGTCCAACCTCGAAAGCCTCTGCAAGCCCTGCCACAGAGCGAAGACAGCAGTCGAGAGACTCAAATGACATCATTTCTCATTTGAAATGAGAAAGGGGGAGGGTGGGTAAAAACCTCAGGGGAATCACCCTAAAGGACCGCCGCCTAACCTCTTTTCACATCGCCGCAGGTTAGAAAACTTTTTTATGGGGTCCCCCACTCGATGATTAATAGGAGTTTTCGATTATGTCTGGACCACCGAAAACCCCGACCCATCTACGTTTGGTGAGGGGTAACCCATCTAAACGCCCGATCAATGAGAACGAACCAAAACCCCCTTCAGGGGTACCCCCAACGCCGAAGCATTTCGACAAGCAGGGGAAATACTGGTTTAAACGGATGGCCGACGAGCTTGATGCTATCGGTGTGATGTCTCAGCTTGATGCCAGAGCCCTTGAGCTGCTGGTTGAGGCCTATACCGAATACCGGCATCACTGCGACACGCTTGAAGTTGAGGGCTACACCTACCGGACCGAAACGCAGAGCGGGGATGTGCTGATCAAGGCTCACCCCGCCGCCATCATGAAAGCTGATGCCTGGAAACGTCTGCGTGCCATGCTTGGTGAGTTCGGTATGACGCCAGCCAGCCGATCGAAAGTGAATGCAAAAGGTCCTGAAGCGGTTGACCCGCTGGCCGAGTTTATGAAAGCGAGGGATTAATGGCTAAGGTTGCAGAAGGCATCCGTTACGCCGAGAGGGTAGTGGCGGGGGAAATTATTGCCTGTGAGTATGTGCGCCTTGCCTGTCAGCGTTTTCTTGACGATCTGGCACATGGCGAAGAGCGCGGTATTTTCTTCAGTGAGCCGCGCGCGCAGCACATTCTGAATTTCTATAATTTTGTGCCTCACGTAAAAGGCGCGCTGGCAGGACAGCCTATTGAGCTGATGGACTGGCACGTTTTCATCCTGATTAATATTTTTGGTTTTGTTATCCCGCTGGTTAACGAAGAAACGGGAGAAACTGTCCTGCGTAACGACGGCAGCGGTCGTCCAGTAATGGTTCGGCGCTTTCGTACAGCAGATGTTGAGGTGGCCCGTAAAAATGCCAAATCGACTCTTTGCTCCGGCGTGGGGCTTTATATGGCTGGTGCCGACGGCGAGGGCGGGGCGGAGGTTTATTCCGCTGCAACCACCCGTGACCAGGCGCGAATTGTTTTTGAAGACGCGAAAAATATGGTCAAGAAGGCGAAAGCCACTCTTGGGCGGATCTTCGAATTCAACAAGCTCGCTATCTACCAGGAGCAAACGGCCTCCAAATTCGAGCCTTTATCATCAGATGCGAACAACCTCGACGGCCTGAACATCCACTGTGCCATCGTCGACGAGCTGCATGCTCACAAAACCCGTGACGTCTGGGACGTTCTGGAGACGGCAACCGGCGCACGTCTGCAATCGCTGCTTTTCGGTATCACCACCGCCGGTTTCAACAAAGAAGGCATCTGCTACGAATTGCGTGATTACGCCATCAAGGTGCTGCGTGGGCTAGTAAAAGACGATACGTTTTTTGCCATCATCTACACCTTAGATGAAGGTGACGATCCCTTTGATGAAAAAGTCTGGCAGAAGGCGAATCCGGGGCTGGGTATCTGTAAGCGCTGGGATGACCTGCGCCGCCTGGCTAAAAAGGCGAAAGAGCAGGTTTCGGCCAGAATTAACTTTTTTACCAAGCACATGAATATCTGGGTTACCGCTGAGTCAGCCTGGATGGACATGATGAAATGGGAGAAATGCGAGTTTATCGCCCCGCAGCACGAACTTAAAACCTATCCCTCCTGGGTGGGCGTTGACCTGTCAAACAAAATTGATATCTGTGCGGCCGCTAAAGTCTGGCGCGCGCCAGATGGCCACGTTCATGCGGATTTCAAATTCTGGCTACCGGAAGGACGCCTTGAGAAATGTTCACGCCAGATGGCAGAGCTCTATCGTAAGTGGGCCGGGATGGACAAGCTGATCCTTACCGACGGGGATGTAATCGACCATGCTCAGATTAAGGAAGAGCTACAGCTGTGGGTAGCTGGCGAGAGCCTGAAAGAAATTGGCTTCGACCCGTGGAGTGCGACGCAGTTCAGCCTTGCACTGGCAGAAGAAGGGTTGCCGCTGGTGGAAGTGCCGCAGACGGTTCGCAATTTCTCTGAGGCGATGAAAGAGGTCGAAGCGCTGGTATACGGTGGCCGCTTCCATCACAGCGATCACCCGGTGATGAACTGGATGATGTCCAACGTAACCGTCAAACCTGACCGGAACGAGAACATTTTCCCGAATAAGTCCACACCAGAGGCCAAAATTGATGGCCCTGCGGCTTTGTTCACAGCAATGAGCCGCGTTCTGGTTAACGGTGGCAACGACCAGCAGGATCTCTCCGGATTCTTCAATAATCCCATCATGGTAGGTTTCTGATGAAAAAAAACAAACGGCCAGGCAGGGTTAAAAGTGCTCTGCTTAACTGGCTTGGTGTGCCTATCAGCCTGACTACCGGCACGTTCTGGGAGGAATGGTTTGGTACCAGCAGCAGCGGAAAGGTGGTAACGGCCGATAAAGCCATCCAGCTATCGGCTGTGTGGGCATGCGTAAGACTGTTAAGCGAGTCTATTTCAACCCTTCCGCTGAAAATATACGTTCGACAGCCTGACGGTTCGCGTAAAGCGGCAACCGATCATCCGGCCTATTCGATACTGTGCCGCCGACCCAATTCAGAAATGACACCATCACGCTTTATGTTGATGGTGGTCGCCAGTATTTGCCTGCGCGGGAACGCCTTCATTGAGAAGAAATTCATCGCAAACCGCCTGGTTTCGCTGGTGCCTTTGCTGCCGCAGAACATGGTGGTTAAACGTCTCGTGACCGGGGCGCTGGAATACAAATACACTGAAAACGGTAACGAGCGCGTCATTCCCGTCAAAAACATCATGCACATTCGCGGGTTCGGTCTTGATGGCGTTTGCGGCATGATGCCGATGAAAACAGGCCGGGATGTGATCGGTTCTGCAATGGCGGTTGAGGAGTCTGCTGCGAAGATATTTGAACAGGGGCTTCAGAGTTCAGGTTTTCTCTCCGCTGAGAATGCGCTGTCTGACGAACAACGTGAAAGACTTCGCAGCTACATGGCTGCATTTACCGGTTCAAAAAACGCCGGGAAAATCATGGTGCTTGAAGGCGGATTGAAGTACCAGGGCGTCACCATGAATCCCGAAGACGCCCAGATGCTGGAAAGCCGCTCTTTCAGTATTGAGGAAATCTGTCGCTGGTTTCGCGTTCCGCCTTTCATGGTCGGTCACACCACGAAGCAAAGCAGCTGGGCATCCAGTCTGGAGGGCATGAACCTCCAGTTCCTGACACATACCCTGCGACCCCTGTTGGTGAACATAGAACAGGAAATAGGACGGTGCCTGCTGGACAGCGATGATGAGGTGTTCGCGGAGTTCTCTGTAGAAGGACTGCTGCGCGCAGACAGCGCGGGCCGTGCTGCGTACTATACCAGCGCGCTCCAGAATGGGTGGATGTCCCGCAATGACGTGCGCCGTCTTGAGAATATGCCACCGATTGAAGGGGGTGACATTTACACCGTTCAGCTCAACCTGACGCAACTGAAAAATCTCGAAAGCAGCAATCCTGCTGTGCAGGCTCTGGCCCTGAGAGAACTGCATAACCACATATTCCCTGACATTTCCTTTGAACAATCTCCGCTGAAACAGGCCGCTTAGGAGCACTTTCCTGATGAGCAAAAAACAACTTCCGGCAGCACCGGCGGGTCGCCCCTGCGCGCGGGTCACCTGTGAAACTTTACCCTCCGCCCTGGATCGCTGGGATGGCGGGATCAAAGCTGCGGCCACCGACGACAACAGTATTTCTGTTTTTGATGTGATCGGGCAGGACTACTGGGGTGAAGGCGTAACAGCCAAACGTATCGCCGGTGCGCTTCGGGCGATGAATGGCGCCGACGTCACGGTCAATATCAACTCCCCTGGCGGTGACATGTTCGAAGGCCTGGCCATCTACAATCTTCTGCGTGAATACGAAGGCCGTGTGACGGTGAAGGTGCTCGGTATTGCCGCCAGCGCCGCCTCGGTCATTGCGATGGCCGGGGATGAAATTCAGATCGGCCGTGGTGCCTTCCTGATGATCCACAACTGCTGGGTCTACGCGATGGGTAACCGCCATGATTTTGCGGAACTGGCGCAGTCTCTTGAGCCGTTCGATACCGCTATGGCAGACATCTACGCGGCGCGTTCCGGCCTTGATATGGCAGCCGTTCAGAAACTGATGGACGCCGAGAGTTATATCGGTGGCAGTGATGCAGTAGCGAAGGGACTGGCAGACAGCTTGCTTTCTGCTGATGCGGTCAGCGACGGCGACGAATCGCCTGCAGCCGCGCTTCGCAAACTTGATGCATTGCTGGCCAAGACCAACACCCCGCGCTCTGAGCGCAGAAAACTCATTAAAGCCTTATCCGGTGGCATGCCTGGCGCTGTCACCACCAACGACGGTACGCCGGGCGCTGCCGAAGACATCAAACCTGAAACCATCAATTCACTTGAAATCGCCCTGGCGGCGTTAGTCAAATAAGGACCCTTTATGTCTGAAGTAAACGATATTCTGAAAAAAGTCACGGCCAGCATTGAAGAGGCTACCGGCAAATTCAACGCGAAAGCAGAAGACGCACTCAAAGAGGCACAGAAGTCAGGCAGGCTGTCAGAAGAAACAAAAGCAGCCGTTGATAAAATGGCTTCTGAGTTCAATGCGCTGCGTGAAGCTGAAAAAACCCTGAAGGCCGCAATGGGCGAACTGGAGCAACATGTTGCCCAGATGCCGCTGGCAAACGCGAAACAGGTTGTCGAGTCCGTTGGCCACCAGGTGATCTCCGCCGAAGCCCTGAAAACCTTTGCTTCCAGCGTGGAAGGCGGTAAGCGCATCAGCATCCCGGTTAAGGCTGCCCTGACTTCGGTGGATGTGCCTGATGGTGTTGTAGAGCCACAGCGCCTGCCGGGTATTGATACGGCACCGAAACAGCGTCTGTTCATCCGCGATCTGATTGCTCCAGGCCGTACGTCCTCCTCAGCTATTTTCTGGGTGCAGCAGACAGGCTTTACCAATAACGCGAAAGTGGTTCCTGAAAATACGCAGAAACCATACAGCGAAATTGAGTTCACGCCGAAAATCACTGGCGTCAGCACCATCGCCCACCTGTTCAAAGCCTCAAAGCAAATCCTGGATGACTTCGCACAGTTGCAGTCCACCGTTGATGCCGAAATGCGCTACGGGCTGAAGTATGCAGAAGAGCAGGAAATTCTCTTCGGTGATGGTACCGGCGTTCATCTGCACGGCATCGTTCCTCAGGCGTCAGCGTTCAATCCGGCGTTCACTGTCGAACAGCAGAGCGGGATTGACGATCTGCGACTGGCAATGTTGCAGGCACAGCTGGCCCGCTTCCCGGCGTCTGGTCATGTTCTTCACTTCATTGACTGGGCGCGGATCGAGCTGACCAAAGACAGCCTGGGTCGTTACATTCTGGCGAACCCTGCGGCGTTGACTGGTCCGACTCTGTGGGGCCTGCCGGTTGTTGCAACGGAAGCGGCAGCCTTCCAGGGTAAATTCCTGACCGGTGCATTTAACGCTGGCGCGCAAATCTTCGATCGCGAAGATGCGAACGTGGTTATCTCCACGGAGAACGCCGACGACTTCGAGAAAAACATGATCACCATCCGTTGCGAAGAACGTCTGGCGCTGGCTGTGAAACGCCCTGAGGCGTTCGTGTACGGTTCATTCAGCACCGGCGCGGGTAGCTGATAACTATTGCGGCCTTCGGGCCGCTTTTTTCGGGGCAAACAAATGCTTGATAAGAATGTGGTGAAACAGCATTGCCGCATTGATACCGACTTTATGGGTGATGATGCTCTGCTGGAGATTTACGCAGGTGCGGCGGCCCGGTACGTCCAGACATGGACACGCCGAACGCTCTATGAAAAGGAAAGCAGCCCTGGCTACGCTGACGACCCGGACCCGATCCTGCTCAATGATGATGTGAAGGCAGCCATGCTACTGCTTATCGGTCACTGGTATGCAAATCGGGAATCGGTAGTTATAGGTGAAACCGTGTCTCAGGTTCCATTAGCTGTGGAGGCTCTTCTTCAGCCTTACAGGATATATGGCCTATGAGTTCATTGCGTGCTGGCGAGCTTGATAAACGCATCGTATTACAAAAACTCGAAATTCAGCGAGGTCCACTGGGAGAGCCGCTTCCAGGTGGCCGCGTCGTGGTCGCTACTGTTTGGGCCAGGGCTGAGAATGTTTCTAACAGAAAAATTCGCACACTGGATCAACAACAGGTTGTTGAAACCTGGTTATTCACTATCAGGGTGCGTTCAGACGTCCAGACTGACTGGAAAATAGCGTGGAATGATGATGTCTATACAGTTCGCGCCGTTGATCGTAGCAAGTCTGATCGATGTGTAATAACGGCTGAACGGGATATACGACATGATAGAACAGGCAATTAAAATCTCGCTTGAGCGTCTTTCCGGGATGACTGTTTATCCTCTTCTTCTACCAGACAGCGAGCAAAACGGTATTACATTCCAGCGGATATCAGACCCGGAAGTTGAAACGGGAATGGTACGAACAGGGCTTATTGCTGGTCGTTTTCAAATCTCAATGTACAAAGTGGATGATTATACTGGGCTGGTGAAACTGGATAAGGCTATCTGGTCTCAATGGAAAAGTATTGTCCACGGAGAGCTTGAAGGTTATCCCGTTCAGTACATTCAGCGTGGGAATATACTTCAGGACAAAACAACCCTTACCAGCAATCAGGTTCAGTACAGGCTTACTCGAGATTTCGTGCTTTATTTTTATGAGGAGTCATCATGATTCGCATGGAAGTTAAAGGGCTTCAGGAACTCGAACGCCAATTACTTTCCCTTGGTGAAAAGGTTGGTACGCAGGTTTTACGGGAGTCCGGGAAAGCTGCACTTGAGCCCGTTCTGGAGGATATGAAAGCGCATGCTGGTTACGACGAATCAGCTAAAGATGAGCACATGCGCGATTCAATTAAAATTCGCTCATCCTCTTCGAAAGCAAAGGGCAATGCAGTTGTTTATCTTCGCGTTGGCCCGAGTAAAAAACACTTCATCAAAGCGTTGGCTCAGGAGATGGGAACCGTAAAGCAAGTCGCAAGTCCCTTCATTCGTCCGGCGCTCGATTATCAGAAAGCGAAAGTTCTGCGCATCCTTGCGATAGAAATACGCGACCGAATTGAAAACCACCGGTAGCGCTCGCTGCCACCTTCAAAGAGAGAGAAATTATGGCTGATAAAACTTCGCCAGAGTACGCGATGCTGCCTGCTGGCACCGTCGTTATGTGGGGTGCTGCGGGCAGCGACGTAGCAACAATGAAACCACTCATTAACTGTAAAGCGCTGGGCGCTACAGGACAGACGGGCAGCTTTGTAGACTGCACTACGCTGATCGATACCAGTAAACAGTTTATCTCTGACCTGCCTGAAGGCCCTGAAAAATCGCTGGGCTTTATTGACGATCCAGCCAACCAGGACTTTGCTGATTTCCTCAACGCAGCAGAGAACCGGGAAACCGTACAGTTTTACGTTGAGCTGCCAAATGGTCGAACGGCGAACATGATTCTGGCCCTTTCTGGCTGGCAGATGAATGAAATTACCGCCCCGGCAAGTGAAGTCATTCAAATCACTGTTCAGGGAAAACAGAACAATATTACCTGGGGTACTGCTGCCGGCAGCTGATCAGGGCATTACTAACTGGCCACCTCCTGGTGGCCTTTTATTATCTAATTCTCAGGAAAAACTATGTCTACCATCGATGTTTCTGCACTTAAATCCGCACTTCTGAAGCCTAAAAGCGCCGTTGTTACCGCCGAAATTTTTGGCACCACCGTTTATCTACGCCGCATGACCGCGGGAGAACTCATCGATCATGAAGAAGCGCTGCGAGACAGTCAGATTGCAGAAGATGCACGTAAAGCTTCAGAGATCAGTGTGCAGTTGATCGTCGATTGTCTTGTCCATCCCGATGGCAGCCTAATCGCAGCTGAAGACAAACCTACCGCAGCCGAGCTTCTTCAGACTCATGACAACGTGGCGCTCCTTGATGCAATCGCCACAGTAAAAAAACATGCGCTGGGCAAGCTTGAAGACGCGGAAAAAAACTAACGAGCTCGCCCTGGCTTGAGCTGATTTTCTGGCTGGCTGACCGCTGGGGCGAGCCTGACCCTTCAAAGATTGCTTCACTTCCGGCAGATACCCTTTTTCACTGGCGTGCGTATTTTCTGCGTACTGGTGCCATAAGCCGACCCGGTGAAGAAATTTCTCCGACTCCTGAAACCCCGCCTCCTGCTGTAGTCAGTAATGTTGACGATCAGTGTGCGGCAGTAATGAGAGCGTTAATGTAATGGCTGACGTTGCTTCCCTTGCCGTCGGGCTGCATCTCAACGCAGCCAACTTTAAATCTCAGCTGATGGGTGCATACGGTGATGCTGAGAACTCATCAAAGCGTTTCAACCGTAACGCACAGGAAGATGCTAAAAAGACAGATGAAGCCTATTCCCGGATGGGGAAAACCATCGCGGGTGTTGCTGGTCGCCTGGCGGGATTTGCCGGTGCCGGTTTATCACTTGGCGCCATCATTACTACCACGCGTGAATACGGACAGGCTTTATCCGACCTTTCGGCTATTACCGGCGCTACAGGTGCCCAGTTAAAATCGCTTGATGAAGCTGCCCAGGAGATGGGGCGTAGCACTGAGTACAGTGCGAGCCAGGCGGTGGAAGCCCTGAAATTGATGGCGTCCGCTAAACCTGAACTTCTTCAGACCGCAGACGGACTTACTGAGGCGACAAAGAGCGCGCTAACGCTTGCCCAGGCCGCAGGATCAACTTTGCCAGATGCAACCCGCACTCTGGCTCTTTCCCTTAACCAGTTCGGGGCCGGGGCTCAGGAAGCGGATCGTTATATTAACGTGCTGGCTGCCGGTGCCAAGTTCGGGGCATCGGAAATCGCAGATACAGCTGCGGCTATTAAAAATGGTGGGGTGGCCGCTGCACAGGCAGGAGTTGGGTTTGAAACGCTTAACGCAGCGATTCAGGTTCTGGCTGAGCGTGAAATCAAAGGCGGTGAAGCAGGAACCGCGCTGAGAAACGTTATTCTTGCCCTTGAGAAGGGTACAGACAAAACGCTCAAACCATCGGTTGTGGGGCTCAGTGGTGCTCTGGATAATCTCTCAAAGAAAAACCTTTCTACGGCTCAGGCTGTAAAACTGTTCGGTGTTGAGAATATCAACGCGGCATCAGTGCTGGTGGACAACCGCAGCAAACTTAACGCATTAACCCTTGCCCTAACTGGAACACAGACTGCGCATGAGCAGGCCGCTATTCGTGTTAATAACCTGAATGGCGACATCATGGGGCTGACCAGTGCTTTTGAAGGCATGATCATTAAAATTGGTCAAAGTAGTACCGGACCGCTTCGTTCAGGCATTCAGTCAGTAACCGACGGTATCAATCTGCTTACCGATAATTTTAACGCGGTTGCAAGTGTGGCCTTATACACACTGATCCCGGTTCTTTCGACCAAACTGACAGCTGGTCTTCGCGAAAACATAAGCGCATGGCAGCAGAATCAGGCAGCCGTTAAAGCAGCAGCAGCGGCTCAGGCTGATGGCGCACGTAAAACGCTGGAAGCTACTTCTGCCACGCTAAAGCGAAATGATGCGGAATTTGGTTATTACCGTCAGCTGGAAAAAACGGCCAGGCAGCATGGTTTGAATGTAAATTACCAGGGAGAGTTTAACCGACTTATCCGTGAAGAAACCGAGCAAACTAATCTGGCCACTCGTGCAAAAATGCAGTTGGCAGCAGCTAATCGTCAGGTCTCAGTATCTGCTCGGGCCACCTCGGTTGCTGTGGGACTCGCTCGCGGTGCTCTTGCATTCGTCGGTGGGGCGTTTGGCGCAGCAACATTAGCTGGTTCAGCACTGCTTTATTTCCATCAACAGGCAAAAGAAGCCCGTCAGTCTGCGATTAATCTCAAGGATGCTGTGATTGAAACCACAGCTGCGCTGATGCAGATGTCTGATAAACAGCTCGCCGTTAAGCAGATTGACCTGCAAGACCAGTATGAAAATCAGGTAACTCAGCGTAACCAGCTCATCAAGGAAATTCAGGACGCAGACAGCAGGCTAGATAGCCTCGGTGGATTTGACCCATTTCGACAGAAAAAGGGGGTAGAGGACAGTAAGAAACGAGCAGAAGCTGACCTTGAAGCCGTTAATAAAGGGTTAGAGACAACACAGTCTAACCTTGAGAATGTCAGTAAGGCGCGTTTTTTGGTCCAGACAGGGATTGCCGATCAAGCAAAATCGCTCGCGAAAGACATCAAAAATATCACTGCTCAGACAGCTAAAGCCGGAGAGGGTGTTACCACACCCTGGACCGGTGAAGATACTCAAAAGGCCAGGAAGGAAACGGTCAATCAGTATCTTCAGTTGCGCAGGGAGATCGAAGAAGCTCATGCAACCAGCCTTGGAAAAATTGATCTTCAGGAGAAAGCCAGTCAGGAAAAGCTGATCGCTGCGGCGCGTAAAAATGGAGCAAGCCAGCAGGATCTACAGCGTGCGCTGTTAATGAATGCTGAAAATTATCAGAAGCAACGTAACGAACTTGCTGAGCAGTATTCCCCGGCACGATCGGCCATCAATAAAGAGAAGGAAGCGAGCCAGGAGCTCAAGTCTCTCCTTGATGCACGTTTGCTTACTGAAAAAGAGTACATGGCTGCGCGTGTCACACTGTCACAGGAGACATCCCGACAAATCCTACAGGCCCAGGCTAATGCTCTATCAGCACCACGGCTTGAGCTTGCCGGGGACGTTGATCCGCTTGCCCAGCAAAGGAACCAACTTGCACAGCAGCAAAGTCTGGTAGAGACCTATTATCGCAATGGTGCGCTGAGTAAGCAGCAATACGAAATGCTGATGCAGAAGAGCAGTAAAGATTCTGCTGATGCACAGTATCAGACCGCGCTGGAATTATATCGCTCACAGAGTGAATTCAATAATCTGGCGATCGGACTGGTTGAGGCTGCCCGGGAGCGAACCACTAATGTCCTGACGGGGCTGCTGACTAAAACGCAGACCTTTAAAGAGGGCGTGATCAACCTCTTCTCCACGCTTACTCAGTCGATAATTCAAAACCTCGTCGATATGGCAGCACAGGCGCTCGTAACAAATACAATCCTGAGTTCAATTATGGGGGTTGGTTCGAGTGTACTTGGCGGTGTTGGGGGAAGTACGGCAGGCAGCTCAGGGACAGCGATTGCCGATTATGGGAGCAATTTCCAGTTCAATGCCAAAGGCGGCGTTTATTCCTCCTCAGACTTAAGTGCCTATAGCGGCCAGGTAGTCGATAATCCTACTTTTTTCGCATTCGCGAAAGGTGCCGGAGTAATGGGTGAGGCAGGACCAGAAGCGATCATGCCATTGACTCGGGCAGCTGATGGTTCACTTGGGGTTCGCGCAGTGTCAGGCGGTGCCTCTGAAGGTGCTGCTCCTCAGGTATTCATCACTATCAATGGCGATGGCAGTACGGCATCACAATCATCTGGCGGGCTGGAAAAATTCGGTAAAAGCGTAGGCAATTTTGTCAGAGATGAATACCGAAAGCTGATACAGGCTGATCTTCGTCCCGGAGGGGCAATCTGGAACAGTACAAACGGGAGGCGGTAATGGCGCTGGAAACTTTTAACTGGAGCCCTAGGGTGAATCCTTCTCAGGACGTCACCATGCGTACGCGTGAGGCGCAGTTCGGAGATGGTTACACCCAGACATCCGGTGACGGACTTAACCCTCGCTCACAAAGCTGGGATCTGACCTTTGTAGGTCTGGAACCCTATATCAAGTCGATCAAAGACTTTCTTGATCGTCATGAGGGAACAAAAGCATTTGCATGGAAGCCGCCGCTTGAGGACTTGGGTCTCTATCGATGCAAACAGTACAAGCCCTCCCCAATGGGGGGAGGCAACTGGTCTCTGACGGCAACATTCATCCAGGCATTTAAACCATGAGCTTAAACGCAGATTATCAGAAGCTGGAATCAGGGAACGACGTTCGCCTGATTGAGGTGGACGGTTCTTCTTTTGGACTGACGGAAGTTCTCCGCTTTCACAATTACAACATTCCCCACACCGAAGAGGAAATAGTCGCCGCCGGCGGGGATGAGGCCAAGCTCCCGGCGAAACCAATCTGGTGGCAGGGTAATGAATATTCCGCCTGGCCGTATCAGCTGGAAGGGCTGGAGAAATCGACCAGTGGCAGCAATGCGACGCCATCACTGACGGTCGCGAACATCGAAAGCTCTATTTCTGCCCTGTGTCTTGCGTATGACGATTTGCTACAGGCTAAGGTCACCATTCACGACACAAAGGCAAAATATCTCGATGCGAAAAACTTCGCAGGCGGTAACCCTACAGCAGATCCGACTCAGGAGAAACTTCAGGTCTGGTATATCGACGGGAAAACGACCGAGCTTGCCGGCGAAACCATTGAGTTTGTACTGTCCAGCCCTATGGATCTTCAGGGACAAATGATCCCTACGCGGCAGCTTCATTCCCTGTGCACATGGTGCATTCGTAATAAGTACCGCACCGGCGACGGTTGCGACTATGCCGGTACGCGCTATTTCGACAAAAACAACAACCCGGTAAGCGATCCGTCACTGGATGAATGCAACGGCACGCTGACGGCCTGCAAACTTCGATTCGGTGAAAGCAACGAACTCTCGTTTGGTGGGTTCCCCGGTACGTCGCTGATCAGGAGCTGATATGCGTCAGAAAACAATTGATGCGATTATGGCGCATGCCGCCGCTGAATATCCTCGTGAGTGCTGTGGTGTGGTGGCGCAGAAAAGCCGCGTTGAACGTTATTTTCCTTGCCGGAATCTTGCCGCGACGCCGGAGGACAATTTTGTCCTCTGCCCGGAAGATTACGCAGCTGCTGAGGACTGGGGTACGGTGATCGCCATCGTTCACAGTCACCCTGACGCCACTACGCAACCGAGCGAACTGGATAAAGCGCAATGCGACGCAACGCTTTTACCCTGGCATATCGTGAGCTGGCCGGAGGGGGATTTACGCACCATCCAGCCGCGCGGAGAGCTGCCACTGCTGGAGCGTCCTTTTGTGCTTGGTCACTTCGACTGCTGGGGGCTGGTAATGAGCTATTTCCGGCAAACGCATGGTATCGAACTCCACGATTACCGGGTTGATTATCCCTGGTGGGAAAAAGACTATCCGGACAACTTCTATCAGGATTGCTGGTACGAGTGCGGATTCCGTGAATTCGACGGGCCGCCGAAACCTGGCGATATGGTGATCATGCAGGTCCAGGCTGATAAGTGGAACCACGCGGGAATTCTGCTGGAGGGCAATATGCTGCTGCACCACCTGTACGGTCACCTGAGTCATCGAGTACCATATGGCGGTTACTGGCAGGAACGAACGATGAAGATTCTCCGTTACAAATCTCTGTGCTAACCTTTTGTAAAACCAAAGGGGATAGGGATATGAAAAAAGCATTATTGGCACTTTCTTTATTAATGGTTGGTTGTTCAACAAGCGTAACCCCTCCAAGCGAAGCTTCGTTTGCACCATCTGACAGAACTTTTAAATTTCAGCAATCGGATTCTAACCAGTCTATTACTGTTGTTAGAGATAGTGGGTTTATAGGCGGTGGATGTTTTGCATCCGTTTATATAGATGGACAGTTGTCTGCAAAGTTAGAGCCTAAAGAAAAAGTAAGGTTTTATTTATCCAAGGGTGAACATGCAGTAGGAGCCGCCTTGGAGGGGAGGGGGTTATGTGGCGCAAACGAAGCAAGACAAGAGCGCTACATAAACTTAGGCGATGGAGAAAATAAGTATGTGCGAATTTTCATTGATGAGGGTGGGGACTTGGATATAAGGCCGACGACCTTAAAATAGACGCCATATAAATAAAAACCATTCAAAACCTGCTTTGGCAGGTTTTTTTATAAGGTGAAAAAATGTCAGAGGTTATGTCTCGAATTGAACTTGGTGGGCCATTAGGGAAAACCTTTGGGAAAATCCATCATAGGTTAATTTCTAAAGTAAGTGAAGCTGGCGTTGCTCTCGCAAAAACTATACCGGGGTTTGAGAGCTATATGATTAATAGTAATCGCCGAGGGCTTACTTTTGCTGTTTTTAAAGGTAAGAAGAATATTGGTGTTGATGATCTAGGCTTCCCCGTAACAGGAGAAGTTATCCGAATAGTTCCCGTTGTTATCGGCAGTAAAAGGTCTGGTTTGTTACAAACTATCCTTGGTGCCGTAATTGTAGCTGCTTCCGCAGTAGGAAGTTATTTTGCGCCAGGTAACCCCTTTTCAGCCTTCGGGTATAAATTTGGTGCAGCTATGATTGCTGGTGGAGTTGTCCAGATGCTTTCGCCTCAACCTGGTGGCCTGGCCAGCAAACAAAGCGCAGATAACCGTGCATCGTACGCATTCGGTGGGGTGACAAACACCGCCGCGCAGGGTTACCCGGTACCGGTCCTCTACGGCCGCCGTCGAATCGGCGGGGCAATTATTTCTGCCGGAATTTATGTCGAAGATCAGCAGTAGAGAACAAACCTTTTTTCAAGCCACCCCCCGGGTGGCTTTTTTTATGGGCGCGATATGGCGAATAAAATTACCGGACGAAAAGGGGGGAGCACCAGCTCCCGAACTCCTACCGAACAGCCTGATGATCTGCAATCTGTAGCGAAGGCAAAGATCCTCGTTGCGCTTGGGGAAGGGGAGTTTGCTGGACAGCTCACCGGGAAGGCTATCTACCTGGACGGAACGGCGCTGGAGAACGCCGACGGCTCCCAAAACTTCAGCGGCGTTACGTGGGAATTTCGCGCGGGTACTCAGGCCCAGAAGTACATTCAGGGCATTCCCGGTACCGAAAACGAAATCAGCGTGGGAACCGAGGTAACGAGCGCTACAGCGTGGACACGAACCTTCACCAATACACAGCTTTCGGCGGTTCGTTTACGCCTGAAATGGCCTTCGCTTTTCAAGCAGGAGGACGATGGCGATCTGGTTGGTTACTCGGTTAATTATGCGATTGACTTGCAGACGGACGGCGGGACATGGCAGACAGTCCTCAATACCAGTGTGACCGGGAAAACGACCTCAGGTTATGAGCGTAGCCACCGTATTGATTTACCTCAGGCTGGCAGTACCTGGACAATCAGACTGCGCAAAATTACCGCTGACGCTAACAGCGCGAAAATCGGCGACACGATGACGCTACAGAGCTTCACTGAGGTGATTGATGCGAAATTGCGATATCCGAACACCGCGCTGCTCTACATTGAATTCGACTCCAGCCAGTTTAATGGCAATATCCCTCAGATCTCCTGTGAGCCTCGTGGCCGCGTTATTCGGGTTCCTGATACTTACGACCCGGAAACCCGCTCTTACAGCGGGATATGGACCGGGGCGTTTAAGTGGGCATGGACGGATAACCCTGCGTGGATATTTTACGATCTGGTTGTTTCTGACCGGTTCGGCCTCGGTCACCGTTTGACTGCTGCTAACATCGATAAATGGACGCTTTATCAGGTCGCCCAGTATTGCGATCAGATGGTACCGGACGGTAAGGGTGGCGATGGAACAGAACCACGCTATACCTGCAACGTGTACATCCAGGACCGAAACGACGCTTATACAGTCCTGCGTGATTTTGCGGCCATATTCCGTGGCATGACGTACTGGGGTGGCGATCAAATCGTTGCTCTGGCCGATATGCCCCGTGATGTGGATTACAGCTACACGCGCGCTAACGTTGTTGGCGGTCGCTTCACCTATTCAAGCAGCACCACGAAAACCCGCTACACTACAGCGCTGGTTTCATGGTCCGATCCGGGTAACGCCTATGCTGACGCGATGGAACCCGTATTCGAGCAGGCGCTGGTGGCTCGGTACGGCTTCAATCAGCTGGAAATGACAGCCATCGGCTGCACCAGACAGTCAGAAGCGAACCGAAAGGGGCGCTGGGGTATTCTCACCAACAACAAGGATCGCGTTGTTTCGTTCGATGTCGGGCTGGACGGAAACATACCGCAGCCAGGCTATATCATCGCTGTGGCAGACGAGCTGCTTTCCGGAAAGGTTATGGGCGGTCGCATCAGCGCCGTTAACGGTCGCGTTATCAAACTTGACCGTGTAGCTGATGCAGCAGCAGGTGATCGTCTTATCCTCAACCTTCCCTCCGGAGCGTCACAGAGCAGGACCATTCAGGCGGTTAACGGGGAATCGGTCACAGTAACCACCGCGTACAGTGAGACGCCTCAGGCCGAAGCTGTCTGGGTGGTTGAGTCAAACGAACTCTACGCGCAGCAGTATCGTGTTGTGAGCGTCGCTGATAACGATGATGGCACTTTCACCATTACCGGTGCATGGCACGATCCGGATAAATATGCCCGAATCGATACCGGAGCCATCATTGACCAGCGGCCGGTGAGCGTGATCCCGCCGGGCAACCAGTCGCCGCCTGCGAACATCGTGATCAGCTCGTTTTCTGTGGTGCAGCAAAATATCAGCGTCGAAACGATGCGCGTGAGCTGGGACCAGGCGCAGAACGCTATCGCCTATGAAGCGCAATGGCGCCGCAACGACGGGAACTGGGTCAACGTGCCGCGCAGCTCCACCACGTCCTTCGACGTCCCGGGGATTTATGCCGGGCGCTACCTGGTGCGCGTGCGCGCAATCAATGCCGCAGAAATTTCATCCGGGTGGGGCTATTCAGAAGAGAAAATGCTGACGGGTAAAGTGGGCAACCCACCGAAGCCGGTTGGCTTCATCGCTTCTGAAAACGTGGTATTCGGTATCGAGCTGAACTGGGGATTCCCGGCGAATACCGACGACACGCTGAAGACGGAAATTCAGTACAGCCTGACCGGTACCGAGGACGATGCGATGCTGCTGGCCGATGTGCCTTACCCGCAGCGCAAATATCAGCAGATGGGCCTTAAGGCTGGGCAGATTTTCTGGTACCGCGCGCAGCTGGTGGACCGCAGCGGCAACGAATCAGGTTACACAGAATGGGTGCGAGGACAGGCCAGCATCGATGTTTCCGACATCACAGATGTGATCCTGGAGGAAATTAAAGACTCCGATACGTTCAAAGACCTGATCGAGAACGCGGTGGACAGCAATGAAAAAATTGCTGGCATGGCTGACGACATCAAACAGAACGCTGACGACCTTGAGCTGCAGGCGCAGGAAATAGCCAAAAATGCGCAGGACATCGGGCAGGTTCAGACCAACGTTAACGAGCTTTCAAGCACGGTCGGTGATGTGTCGTCCTCTCTGTCAGAGCTTGAGCAAACGGTGGCAACGGCTGATACCGCGCTGGGCCAGCGAATCGATAGTATCAGTGTGTCTATGGACGGAATGACGGGTGGGGTCAAGAACTCGGCCATTGCCATTATCCAGAACGGGCTGGCACAGGTTACTTCCCGCCGTTCTCAAACCGTAACGAACGCCGGGAACAGCGCGAGCATTGACCGCATTGATACGACGATTGCGGATACAAGCTCTGCGGTCGCCCGCGCGCTTGTGACTCTGGATGCGTCTGCCGGCGGTAATATCTCCAACTCCACCGATCTCACCGAAACGCTGGCCAACTTCACTCAGGCGTCTGCCACGAAAATAAACTCACTGACTGTAACCTCGGGCAACAACACGGCGGCGATCACAGTTAACGCAAAGGCCGTGGCTGATGTGAACAATAACCTCAGTGCGATGTACAACATTAAAGTGGGTGTCTCCAGCAACGGGCAGTATTACGCTGCGGGGATGGGGATCGGCGTTGAGAATACGCCAAACGGCATGCAGTCGCAGGTTATCTTCCTGGCTGACCGCTTTGCCGTCACCACAGCAGTTAACGGGACCACGACGTTGCCGTTCGTGATACAGAATGGGCAGACGTTTATCCGTGAAACCCTCATTCAGGACGGCACCATAGGCAACGCCAAGATCGGTAATTATATCCAGTCCAATGATTATGTGGCTGGTTCAAAGGGCTGGAGCATCCCCAAAAATGGCTCACCAGCGTTTAACAGTGGAACCTTCCGTGGGGCGCTTTACGCCACAACGGGAAACTTTGGCTTCAGTGGACCGAACAAAGCGACGGTGATTGACAGCAATGGCGTCACTATCAACCTGACCGGAGGCGGCCGTATCGTACTTGGAGAATGGACATAATATGCCAAGAGGACTACTGATTGACCTGAATGACGGAGGAAAGCGCATGGAGATAACGGCGGGCCTGAGGTGCCCGTCGTTTGGAGCCAGCTTTGACAGTGGCTACCAGAAAGCAAAGTATGTGGACATTGCTGATTACGTTTCAGGAGCGCAGGTTCTGTTCATACCGCATGCGACTGCCTATGTTGATGCAGGCCTGTGGCATAAAATGAATTCGATCAGTATCTCTGGCGGCAGGGTTACGCAGATTTCGAGAATGCAGTCCCTGGGCATAAGTGAAAGGGATAGCACCTATACGTTCCCTGGCAGTGTCTGGCAGATATTCCCATCTGGCCAGCGAAGCGGAGTGGGCCTGCTCATCAGCGACAGTACTGACTTCACCTCGATAACCAATGCGACACAGTCAGGGCAGTGTATCTGGAAGGGTACCGTAAGTGTTCCGACCGGAGGATGGGCGGTTCCCACGATAGCAGGATACGACAAGTCGAAGTACGTCGTCTTTGGCCGCTGCAACAGCGGTAATACGATTGACTTCGACGGTAATACGGTCAGGTTCTTCAGCCCTCCGTCTACAAACGATGACGCTCCCGCAACCGGTACGATAGACATCGTTATCTTCGCAAGTGGTGTGGCGCCACAGCCAGGCACCGGGCTCAATATCTTTAATGCTGCAGGTGCCTGCACCTTTTCAACGACAAAACGGCCTTTCGTATACCTAAATCAACTCTGGACCCCATCGACAAGCGCCGTGAGCATCGGTAATGGATATGTTCCGCTGGGGAGGTTTTTGCGACTGTCTTCTGCCGTTGTTGCCCCGGTCCCGCCGTCAGCGATTGCAAGGGCACCGTTACTCCCTTTCTGCGCCAGTTTGCCGATGCCAGGGATCGTAACAGGGGTGCCGTTGATAGTAACAGTGATGTTCTGATTTGCTGAAGTGGTAGCAAATGTCTCCCACGCGCCAATATTCTCATCGTACTCGTTAATGAGCTGTGACATCGCCTGTGCCAGTCCGTCGACCGAGATAATGTCTGATACCAGAATGCCGTACTTCTGACCGCTAAGCGCCGGAGACGCAGCAGGCGTAACCGTCATTGACGTAGTGCTGTTCACGGAGGAAATCTGGAACATCTGCACCGGGTTTGACATGACGATAATCGTCTGACCAGCACGCACCTGGCTGGCCGGTGCGGTCCAGTTTGTGCCTGTTCCGGTTGCTGTGTTTCCGTTGATGGCGATGGTGCCAGTGTTATAAAGCATATTTTCTCCAGGCAATAAAAAACCCCGTCGTAGCGAGGTTGCTTTGAATAGACAGTTAATTCAGACGTACATATCGGGCAAAACAGGAAGGCTGAGCGACGTTACCGTGTTATTACCGAAAATGGCATACTGCTCGCGACCAATATATTTCCCGCCCTGAACTGACGCGTTGCCGTTCTGTATTTTTATTCCGAACATTCGATAAACGTACATCCCGTTCACCATATGAACCATCAGCCCAAATCTCCGGTTGAATATAATTTGACTGGTGATAGCCAAGTACCACCTGCCTGTTTTCGAATTGTGATATTTGCGGCAAACTGAGCTGTCATTGCTTCGTCAACCAGCATAAATCCGTAATTCGTACTATCCCCTCCAGAGGCCGCATTAGAACCGTTCCGATGGCGCACAGAAATATAACTCCGCCATACATTATCATCAGTGATTCGGGCAGAACCTATTGTGGAAGAATTGGTTGAAATATCATTAAACCAGCCAGTAGAAGATAAGGTTCCATCGATGTTGACTCCAATTGCGGCCCCCCTGTTGCTACCCGTTCCTCCCAGTGATACTGGCACATAACCATTGCTGTCTACCAAACCGATAATACAACCAAAGCAAGTGATGGCACGTTAAAAGCCGCTTCTCCGGTTGCCCGTGTTGTGAAAAGCCAGGATGAATGTCAGCGCGCTGATATAGCAGAGGACGGTTTTTTCTGGTGCGGCTGTGGGACGGCGAACGCTGAGGCAGAGGGAATAACCATTTCTCGCCTCGAGGTGGGCGTTTACGTGCTGGCTGGTTCGGCAGGCCTGGCATCCGAGGGATGGCAGCTACTGCCACCGATGGACCCCGGCGGCATGGGAGAACTGGGCGTGGTTGAGGACGAGCAAACCGACAGCGGCGGGCTGACAATCCGCCGGTTTGGGAACATCGGCAACTAAAGATGTAGGAATAGAAAACGGGCAAGTGCTTACGTCAAGTTATGACGGCACCGGTTGCTTTGGTGCCGGAGCTCTTACTGTTCTGAACGGAGATGCCAATATTGTTAATTTCGGTCGATACAATTTTTACAGGCAGTCAGGAGCGGCAGGTTACAACTATTTTGGAAACTGGGGAGTAGGCTTAGGGTTAACGTACAGCTCTGATGGTACAGGTTCTAATACAACAAGATTTAATATGTTTATCCGCACTGATGGTGAAATTCACTTTAACAAAATAAACAATTCTAGCCAGCAGTGGCGCGCAATAGTAAAGACCTCACTTAACACAACAGTCGATAGCAATGGGTTCCTCAAAACGGCCTCACCAGTCGTTAAGGTTTTCAGCGACGGTAGATATCAGACTAATCTCGAATCAGAAGGCTGCACCGTAACCCGTCTGGCCACAGGTGAATATCTGGTAGAAGGCTGTGAGGGGCTGAACTCCGACGCTGCATGGGGCGGCATTGACGGCGGTTTTGACATACCTACCGACCGCAACAAGCAGCCCCTCATCTGGCTCGATTATGAGGTTCATGCTGACGGTTCGGTGTTAGTGAAAACATATCACCGCACGCATCCTGTAGCGCCAGAGTTCGCCAGGAACGAGCTGCAGGGTATCAATGAAGGCGACCCTGTCGACATCCCTTCTGACCAATTTGTCTCTGTACGTGTTCAAATGCCGCAAAACAGCATCTGGAATCAGTGTGCGGCTATGGCTGAAGTTCCTGACTCATCCGCTGATTAAAGGCAGAATCATTAGGCATATCCAGGCGAACATCGATCCAGCTGTTCACCGGTACGTCCATCGGTTCCCCTTTCGTTTTGACGATCTCCCCGTCATCGCCCAGCAGGTATTTTCGCTTAAACAGGCGTTTTATAGATTGCCACGAGGCGGCATGGCCGATAACTTCACCTGATTTTTTTGCAGAATTTATTGGGTGAAAAATATGCAAATTGGCTATGTAAGGGTGTCAACAAATGAGCAAAATACTGATCTTCAGCGGCAAGCACTCGAACGCGCAGGATGTGAACAGATTTTCGAAGAAAAAATGAGCGGAACAGTGGCAAACCGGCCAGCACTCAAAAAGCTTCTTAGGGCATTGAATGAGGGGGATACGCTGGTGGTCTGGAAGCTGGATCGCCTTGGGCGCAGCATGCGAAATCTGGTGCTGCTGGTGGACGAACTCCGGCAGCGCGGTATCCACTTTAAGAGCCTCACGGACAGTTTTGATACATCAAGCCCGATGGGGCGCTTCATTTTTCATATCATGTCAGCCCTGGCCGAGATGGAGAGGGAGTTAATCGTGGAACGCACCCGGGCAGGACTGGCGGCAGCCCGGGAGAAAGGGCGCATAGGCGGCAGAAGGCCGAAGTTAACCCCTGAGCAATGGGCGCAGGCTGGCAGGCTGATCGCAAACGGAATGGACAGAAAGCAGGTGGCGATTATTTACGACGTTGCGGTGTGCACCTTGTATAAAAAATTTCCGGCGCGGTAGGGGTAGAGGAAAAAAATATTGAACATTTAATCCAATTTTCGTAATAAAGTATTGAAATAATGTAATAAAGTTGTTGAAATTTTGGTAAGCGGTTGGGTTGAGCATTGGGGGTATTCATGGCAAAAACAGATTCTATTACACCTGAAGAGTTTAGGGCTATTCACTTTGAATTGTCTAAAATCTCATCAACATGGGCAGACTTATGGTTAACATTGTTTTCTCTCCGTGCTGAAGGCAGCAGGGTGATTACTATTAGATATTCCGATATCGAAGATGACATGCTGCACTTGGCTGGAACTCCAAAATTTGAGCCACGAACAATTAGATTAAATTTATTGCTTTCTAAGTTAATTGCGTACAGAAAGGATTGCAATCCTTCTGATATTTATGTTTTCCAGAGTAGATCAAATCGAGTTAAAGGGTTAGCTAGGCCTGTGACTGTAATAGCAATGAATAATGCCTTAAAACAAGCATCCAAATATGTAACAAGGAAAAACATCACCATGAAAAGTGCTTTAAGGGTAATCGGAAGGAACTAGTTGGACGAGGGTTCATACACTAAATACCCACCTGTTTATGGAAAGTTAGGACGATGGTCAATGATCACGTCCTTTATCAAGTCATTATTCTCCCTGATGATTTTCGATTTACTACTCGATTGGATGTAAGATATGTACATGCATGAATCTTAGGAGGGATTTCGAGTAAGTAAAATGAGATCCTGATCAGAATAAATCAAACCTGGCATTGAGTAGAGTAAATAATAAAGCAGCGCATGCAAGATTTAATAGTATAACAAAACGGGCAGAAACATTCACTGAACAAATCTCCTGATCATGTATTAGACAGAGAATGACTGTAATGTAAAACCATCTTACATACACCTACTAAAAAAGACAGATAAAACAAGGTGCCATCCGATGAGATAGCTAAGCATTTGCGCCTTGGATAGGTCTTACCATCGGAGCATCGGGTTATGCTCGCTTGTTGAGTGCTGAGAAATGAAGAGATTAGAGGTTTATAAGAGGGAGCCAGTTTGTCAAACGAGATAGTTTATTTACGATGCTCAACTTATTGAATTATATGGCTTTATTATGGTGGATTGAAGGGCGTTAAGACGAACTTATCACAAGCATACAGTTCTGTTTTGCTTGGGGCCTGAAAGCAGATGGGGACGGTTTTCACTTTTTCTTCTAAAGGTCCAGAATACTTTGCCGATAGTGAACATAGCGGCGCAGGAGCCAAATGGTGGAAGCCGTAAACTTAATTTAAGTTCAGTCAAATAGGAATTACTATCATGGCACAAGTCATCAATACCAACAGCCTCTCGTTGCTCACTCAGAACAACATCAACAAAAACCAGTCTTCAATGTCTACTGCCATTGAGCGTCTGTCTTCCGGTCTGCGTATCAACAGCGCAAAAGATGATGCTGCTGGCCAGGCGATTGCCAACCGCTTCACCTCTAACATCAAAGGTCTGACTCAGGCTGCGCGTAACGCCAACGACGGTATCTCCGTTGCACAGACCACTGAAGGCGCATTGTCTGAAATCAACAACAACTTACAGCGTATCCGTGAGCTGACTGTTCAGTCTTCTACTGGTACTAACTCTGAATCCGATCTGAACTCAATCCAGGACGAAATTAAATCCCGTCTGGACGAAATTGACCGCGTATCCGGCCAGACCCAGTTCAACGGCGTGAACGTGCTGGCAAAAGACGGTTCCATGAAAATTCAGGTTGGTGCGAACGATGGTGAAACCATCACAATTGACCTGAAAAAAATTGATTCCTCTACTTTAAACCTGACTGGATTTAACGTTAACGGTAAAGGTGAAGTAGCGAATACCAAAGCAACAGCTGACGATCTGAAATTAGCTGGTTTTACTAAAGGCACTACAGATGCGAATGGTGTGACTGATTATAAGAACACCATTGCTAACAGTAAGGCATCAGCTTCTGATTTATTAGCAAATATCTCAGATAAATCCGTTATCACTGGCGGCGGCGCAAATGCGTTCGGTGTGGCTGCAACCGCAGGTTACAAATATGACGCGGCAAGCAAATCATACAGCTTCGATGCGACAGGCGCAGATTCAGCAAAGACACTAAGCATTATTAACCCAAATACAGGGGATTCTTCTCAGGCAACGGTTACGATCGGTGGTAAAGATCAGAAAGTTAACATCTCCCAGGATGGTAAAATCACTGCGGCAGATGATAACGCGACGCTGTATTTAGATAAGCAAGGTAACCTGACGAAAACCAATGCGGGTGGCGATGCTGCTGCAACTTGGGACGGATTAATTTCAAACAGCGACTCGACTGGCGCAGTTCCTGTTGGTGTTAAGACTAAAATCATTCTTACGTCCGGTGCTGCTTCCGGGATGTCTGTGAGTTCAGAAGGTGCCGGCAGTCAGACTTCAACAAATGCCCAGATTCTGGCGGATGGCGCATTTGCTGCCAAAGTGAGCATCGACGGTGGCGCGGCAACCGATATTATGGTTGCTAATAATGGTAATATCACTGCGGCTGACGGTAGTGCGCTTTATCTTGATGCAACAACTGGTGGCTTCACTGCTACTGCAGCGGGGAATACAGCTGCAACATTAGACGCATTAATTGCTAATGGTAAAACAGCGACTATGACCGTCGCATCAGGTACCAGTCAGAACACTGTTTATAGCACTACTGGCAGCGCTGACTTCACCAGCCTGGCTAAAGTTGACACTGTTAATATCACCAATGCACATGTAAGTGCTGAAGGCATGGCCAACCTGACTAAAGGTGCAAACTTCACCCTTGATCTGGGTGGTACAGGTACAGCCACTCACACCGTTACCGCAGGTGTTGTTAAAGATGCTGCCAATGACGATGTTTATGTTGACGACGGTGCGCTTTCCAGCGAGCCGACAAAAGATGTGACCTACTTTGAACAGAAGAACGGTGCTATCACCAACAGCACTGGCGGTACCATTTATGAAACTGCTGATGGTAAGTTGACCACCGAAGCTACCACCGCTTCCACCTCTACTGCCGATCCACTGAAAGCGCTGGACGATGCAATCAGCCAGATCGACAAATTCCGTTCTTCCCTGGGTGCTGTACAAAACCGTCTGGTTTCTGCAGTAACCAACCTGAACAACACCACTACCAACCTGTCTGAAGCGCAGTCCCGTATTCAGGATGCGGACTATGCGACCGAAGTGTCCAACATGTCCAAAGCGCAGATCATCCAGCAGGCTGGTAACTCCGTGCTGTCCAAAGCTAACCAGGTTCCTCAGCAGGTTCTGTCTCTGCTGCAAGGCTAATTTCAAATTAAGTGTCAAAGCCCCATATATGTGGGGCTTTTTATTGGTTGAATAAGGTCGTTAAAAGTAGTCAAATCCTTTAATCAACGCTCGCACGATGATTTAGCATTTAACCAGTTTCGCTCCGTTTACACAGGTCCAGTTGTGATTAAAAAACAGGCATTCAAATTTTTGCTTGAACCTAACAAAGGTCAGTTATCAGACTTTTTGGCCTTTGCTGGCTCCTGTCGTTTTGTTTACAACAAAGGCCTTGCTCTTCTTAACGAGAATTACCGTTCTGGTAAAAAATTCATAGGCTACATTCAGCTGGCTTCTGAATTGGTTGAATGGAAGAATGAAGAGAGCCTTTCTTGGTTGAAAGAAGCCCCTTCTCAGTGTTTACAGCAATCGTTAAGAGATTTAGACAGAGCATTCAGAAACTTTTTTACCGGCAAATCACAATATCCAAAGTTTAAAAAGAAAGGTCGGCATGATTCTTTCCGTATACCATGCCAAAGGGTTAGAGTAGATCAAGAAAAAAAATTGGTATCTCTTCCTAAAGTCGGCTGGGTAAAGTATCGCAAGAGTCGTGAAATCATTGGTGATTTAAAAAACGCAACTATTTCCCTGAATCAGGGGAAGTGGTATATCAGTTTTAATACAGAGCAAACAGTCCCTGATCCAATACACCCCTCTGATATCAAATCTACAATTGTACTTAATAATGTGGATAGCGTTCATCTGTCATCTGGGGGCGGCGGTGATAACACTTACCAAGCGGAAGAAAAGAAAAAATTAATCCGTCTTAATAAAACACTGACCAGAAGAAAGAAACACAGCCAAAATTGGCTAAAAACCAAAGGTAAAATTGACAGAGTAAAATCAAAGGCAGCAAGGATAAGACTCGATAATATCCATAAAGCAACCACGGCAATTTGTAAAAATCACGCAGTTGTTGAGGTTGTGAACTTGATGGATTCTGTATCTGCCAAGAACGATAAGACTCTGAGTATGAGATACGAATTTGTCAGGCAGTTGATATACAAACAAGAGTGGCTGGGTGGTGAAATTATTCGCCGAGAAAGTAAACTCTTGTAACGGTTTTTTTCCGTGATGATGTTGTACTATGTGATGAATTTTAAGCGGCAGGGCATGTCGTTTATGCTTGTGGAGGAAGGTTAATTCAACTTCCGTTGAAGCAAGAATCTCTTGATTGTTATTGAGAATGTCAACGTCTGGTCCAATACTTTACAAGCGGAAGTATATAAGTGTGTTGAAATGGATTTGCGAGTTTTCGGTTGTGAAAGCTAAAAGCTAACTCAAAACGTAATTTATAAACTACTCGGTATCTCAACTAGTACCTCCCCTCAGTGATTCTTGAAAATAGGCTTAAAACTTACTGGGTCAGCGACAGACTCAGGTTACCAAGCTTGTTTACAAAATAGAATTACTTGACTGCTCTATTGGCTGTGTACGGAACAATGAGTGAAAATTGAAGTATAGGAGCAATTTACGAGGCAGAAAAAGAAGATAAAAAAAGCTGAGTAAAACACGCAATATCCTTAATAGAACGAGTAAAGTAAACTGCCGCCCGTCTTATGCAAAACGGGCGGCGAATGGCCGGTGATGGGGCGATAGTAAGAGTTGCAGAGCGAGCTTCGAAACTGATAAAGGCTTTGCGGTAATCGAACCTGTAATGAAGAAGACGCCAAGTGATGTGTTGTTGATTCTGTGCGACTGCCACACACAGTTTGCCAATCTGATGGGGCTGTCACTCATGACAGATGATGGCGAAGCGAGCGAAGGTGCTGCTCTGGAAGGGGGAGGTGCTTGGCAGAGTGACGTTCTTCATCAACCGCGCGCTGGGTGATGATGACTGCCCAACAATTTAATTTACATTGCTTAACTGTAGGCACTCGTTATCACTCAATGAACAGGAGATCGTATGCTGACGATTTGGGCGCTACAGTGTAATATGCATGCCAGTCGTTGATGGGGTAGTTACTGTGGAGTGTCCACCGCTGTGTCCATCAAGAAGATTTAATCCGCATAGCGAGTAAATAAATCCATACATATGAAGAACATAAGAAATTTCTCCATCATTGCTCACATTGACCACGGTAAGTCGACGCTGTCTGACCGTATTATCCAGATTTGCGGTGGCCTGTCTGATCGTGAAATGGCAGCCCAGGTTCTGGACTCCATGGACCTGGAACGCGAACGCGGTATTACCATCAAAGCGCAGAGCGTGACGCTCGACTATAAAGCTTCCGATGGTGAAACCTATCAGCTGAACTTTATCGACACCCCAGGGCACGTTGACTTCTCTTATGAAGTGTCACGCTCGCTGGCGGCCTGCGAAGGCGCGCTGCTGGTGGTGGATGCCGGGCAGGGCGTAGAGGCCCAGACGCTGGCAAACTGCTACACCGCCATGGAAATGGATCTCGAAGTGGTGCCGGTTCTGAATAAAATCGACCTGCCAGCCGCCGATCCTGAGCGCGTAGCGGAAGAGATTGAAGACATCGTCGGTATTGATGCGACCGATGCAGTGCGCTGCTCGGCGAAAACCGGTGTCGGTGTTCCGGACGTACTGGAACGTCTGGTGCGTGATATTCCGCCGCCGGAAGGCGACCCGGATGCGCCGCTACAGGCGCTGATCATCGACTCCTGGTTTGATAACTACCTCGGCGTTGTCTCGCTGGTGCGTATTAAAAACGGCACAATGCGTAAAGGCGACAAAATCAAGGTCATGAGCACCGGCCAGGTCTACAACGCTGACCGTCTGGGCATCTTCACGCCAAAACAGGTTGACCGTACCGAACTGAAATGCGGCGAAGTGGGCTGGCTGGTCTGTGCCATTAAAGACATCCTCGGCGCGCCGGTGGGTGATACCCTGACCGGTGCACGTAACCCGGCAGATAAAGCGCTGCCAGGCTTCAAAAAGGTGAAACCGCAGGTTTATGCGGGTCTGTTCCCGGTCAGCTCTGACGATTACGAAAACTTCCGCGATGCGCTCGGAAAGCTGAGCCTCAACGATGCCTCCCTGTTCTACGAGCCAGAAAGCTCAACGGCGCTGGGCTTTGGCTTCCGCTGTGGCTTCCTCGGTCTGCTGCACATGGAGATCATTCAGGAACGTCTGGAGCGTGAATACGATCTGGATCTGATCACCACCGCCCCGACGGTTGTCTACGAAGTAGAAACCACCTCGAAAGAGGTGATCTACGTCGACAGCCCGTCCAAGCTCCCGCCGCTGAATAATATTCAGGAACTGCGCGAGCCAATCGCAGAGTGTCACATGCTGCTGCCGCAGGAGTTCCTCGGTAACGTGATCACCCTGTGTATTGAGAAGCGTGGCGTGCAGACCAACATGGTTTACCACGGTAACCAGGTGGCGCTGACCTATGAAATTCCGATGGCAGAAGTGGTGCTCGACTTCTTCGACCGTCTGAAGTCTACCTCCCGTGGCTATGCGTCGCTGGACTACAACTTCAAACGCTTCCAGGCCTCGAACATGGTTCGTGTGGACGTGCTGATCAACGGCGAGCGTGTGGATGCGCTGGCGCTGATCACCCACAACGATAACGCACCGTACCGTGGTCGTGAGCTGGTTGAGAAGATGAAAGATCTGATCCCGCGTCAGCAGTTTGACATTGCGATTCAGGCGGCCATTGGTAACCACATCATTGCCCGTTCAACCGTGAAGCAGCTGCGTAAAAACGTTCTGGCTAAGTGCTACGGCGGCGACGTCAGCCGTAAGAAAAAGCTGTTGCAGAAGCAGAAAGAAGGTAAGAAGCGTATGAAGCAGGTCGGTAACGTTGAGCTGCCGCAGGAAGCATTCCTTGCCATCCTTCATGTTGGTAAAGACGGTAACGGTAAATAACCTTAAGGAGTTGGCATGGCGAACATGTTTGCCCTGATCCTGGTCATCGCTACCCTGGTGACAGGTCTGTTGTGGTGCCTCGATAAGTTTATCTTCGCCCCAAAACGCCGTGAACGTCAGGCTGCCGCGCAGGCAGCCACGGGCGATGCGCTGGACGCGAAAACCCTGAAAAAAGTCGGCCCAAAACCGGGCTGGCTGGAAACAGGGGCATCGGTATTCCCGGTGCTGGCGATTGTGCTGGTGGTGCGTTCATTTATCTATGAACCGTTCCAGATCCCGTCAGGATCGATGATGCCAACGCTGCTGATCGGTGATTTCATTCTGGTTGAGAAGTTTGCCTATGGCATCAAAGATCCGATCTATCAGAAAACGCTGATCGAAACGGGTCATCCGAAACGTGGCGACATCGTGGTGTTTAAATATCCGGAAGATCCGCGGCTGGATTATATTAAACGCGCGGTAGGTCTGCCGGGCGATAAAGTGACCTACGATCCGGTGGCGAAAGAGGTGACCATTCAGCCAGGCTGTAGCTCTGGCACCGCATGTGAAAATGCGCTGCCAGTCACTTACTCCAACGTTGAGCCAGCTGATTTTGTGCAGACCTTCGCCCGCCGTAACGGCGGTGAAGCGACCAGCGTATTCTTCCAGGTGCCAAAAGGTGAAACCAAAGAGAATGGCATTCGTCTGGTTGAACGCAAAGAGACGCTGGGCGATGTTACTCACCGCATTCTGACCGTGCCCATCGCACAGGATCAGCTGGCAATGTACTACCAGCAGCCAGGCCAACAGCTGGCGACCTGGATTGTGCCGCCGGGACACTACTTCATGATGGGTGACAACCGCGATAACTCTGCGGACAGCCGTTACTGGGGCTTTGTGCCGGAAGCGAATCTGGTCGGTAAAGCAACCGCTATCTGGATGAGTTTTGAGAAGCAGGAAGGCGAGTGGCCGACCGGCGTTCGCCTGAATCGTATTGGCGGAATTCATTAATTTTCGTCAAAAATAACACGTAGCGGCTTTTATTCGCCGCTACGTGAATTATTTCAGCGATAAATCTCTTTGAACTAACGACATCCCCTGTCGTTGTGTATAGAATATTCCCCCGAAGTTTAAGGTTGGCCCTGCAAGGGTGCCACGGCACACGAAACCGCGTTGGTTTTCTCAGGTCGGTTTCGTGTGCTGCATTTTTGACGCATTCATTTATTGGTATCGCATGAACCCCATCGTAATTAATCGGCTTCAACGGAAGCTGGGCTACACTTTTCATCATCAGGAGTTGTTGCAACAGGCATTAACCCATCGCAGTGCCAGCAGCAAACATAATGAGCGTCTCGAGTTTTTAGGTGACTCTATTTTAAGTTTCGTGATTGCAAATGCGCTTTATCATCGTTTTCCGCGTGTGGACGAAGGTGATATGAGCCGCATGCGCGCCACGCTGGTGCGCGGCAACACCCTCGCTGAAATCGCACGCGAGTTTGAGCTGGGTGAGTGTCTGCGTCTGGGGCCGGGTGAGCTGAAAAGTGGTGGGTTCCGTCGTGAATCCATTCTTGCCGATACGGTCGAGGCATTAATCGGTGGCGTGTTCCTGGACAGCGATATCCAGACCGTAGAAAAGATGATCCTGAACTGGTATCAGACCCGTCTGGACGAAATCAGCCCGGGCGATAAACAAAAAGATCCGAAAACGCGTCTGCAAGAATATTTGCAGGGTCGTCACCTCCCGCTGCCATCCTATCTGGTGGTGCAGGTACGTGGCGAAGCGCACGATCAGGAATTTACCATCCATTGCCAGGTCAGTGGCCTGAGTGAACCGGTGGTCGGCACGGGTTCAAGCCGTCGTAAGGCTGAACAGGCTGCCGCCGAACAGGCGTTAAAAATGCTGGAGCTGGAATGAGCGAAGAAAAAACGTATTGCGGATTTATTGCCATCGTCGGACGTCCGAACGTTGGCAAATCCACCCTGTTGAATAATCTGCTTGGACAGAAGATTTCCATTACCTCGCGTAAGGCGCAGACCACGCGTCACCGCATCGTTGGTATCCATACTGAAGGCGCGTATCAGGCGATCTACGTCGATACCCCGGGCCTGCACATGGAAGAGAAGCGTGCCATCAACCGTCTGATGAACAAGGCGGCGAGCAGCTCCATTGGCGATGTAGAGCTGGTGATTTTCGTTGTGGAAGGCACCCGCTGGACGCCGGACGACGAAATGGTCCTGAACAAGCTGCGTGACGGCAAAACGCCGGTGATCCTCGCGGTCAATAAAGTGGACAACGTGCAGGAAAAAGCCGATCTGCTGCCGCATCTGCAATGGCTGGGCAGCCAGATGAACTTCCTGGACATCGTCCCGCTGTCTGCGGAAACGGGTCTGAACGTCGATACCATCGCGGGCATCGTGCGTAAACATCTGCCGGAAGCGACTCATCACTTCCCGGAAGACTACATCACCGATCGCTCTCAGCGTTTTATGGCGTCTGAAATCATCCGTGAGAAGCTGATGCGTTTCC